AGTTCGATTCTCTCATCCCCTGCTATTTTTTCAAGGAGAAGAAACACTGCAAACTCGCATAAACACTGAATGAAAGGAGATTTTTTGAACATCGTCTTTTTGCAAGAAAATAAAGAGGTAATCAAGAAAGTAATCATAGAAGTTTAGCAAACGCCGTAAGGGCGTTATTTTTTTACTTTAAAATGGCGGATAACTGTCTAATTTATGGCGGTTAATCCGTCTTTTTTTATGCCAAAATATAGTTGAAAGAGAGGTAGTGCGAATGTTTTCTGATGAAGTTAGAGAAAAGATTTTAAGTAAAGAAGAATTGCAGAAACTTGATTTAGTGACATTATCTCTCGTTATCCACGCAATCGAAGAGGTTTTAGAGGAGGCAGACAATGAACAATCCTTATCAAGTGCCTATGATGAATAATTCTTATATACAATCTCAAAATCCATATATGGATAGAATGAACTTTTTACAAAATTACCAGCAGAGCTTACAGCAGCCAGTGGTAGGGACACAAATGCCCTTAGCAAATCAACAGCCTATGCCACAGCAGATAGCAGGAATTAATGGCAGGATGGTGCAAGCAGTTGAAAATATTAACGCTAATGAAGTACCTATGGATGGCTCAATGGCATTTTTTCCGAAGCAGGATATGTCGGAAATTTATGTCAAAGGTTGGAATGCTGATGGAACAATTAAGACGATTGTGTATAAGCCTTATACAGAACCAGGCGGAAGCAATGCTGGCAATCCGACAACCGACATAGAAAACGCTAAATTTACCCTATCAGACGAAAGCACAGAGCTGTTTATGAGTAAGTTTGATGAACTATCAGAGAAAATAGGACAGTTAGAAGATAGATTTGACAAATCTTTAGGAACACAAAGAAAATCTTCGAGAACTCAAAGTAAAGGCGGTGATGAAGAATGAACCCAATTAACATTTTTCAGATGATGAAAGCTGGTCCGCAACAGTTCATACAGCAGATGATGGGGAATAATCAGCTTATGAGTAATCCAATGATGAAGAATACAATGCAAATGGCACAGCAGGGTAATATGCAAGGTATCGAACAGATGGCTAGAAATTTATGCAAGGAAAAAGGTTTAAATGCAGATGATGTATTTAATCAGATAAAAAGTAGATTTGGTAATTAGTAGCATATTAGATGTCTTTGCAAACTACCTAGGTGACATCTTTATGAATATATTTTTAGGAGGTAACAATATGTTTTCGAATTCAAATTGTGCCAGTATACCTTTAGTTGCTAATATTGACGGCAACGGCAATAACGGCGGATGGGCTGACGGCGGTTGGCTTTGGATAATCGTTGTATTCGCATTACTCTTTGGATGGGGCAATGGCGGATTTGGTGGTTTTGGCGGCAATAATGGCGGTGGCTATGTTGCAACAGCCGCTACACAGGCTGATATTCAGAGAGGATTTGACAATTCAGCAGTTATCAGCAAGTTAGATGGCATTTCTAACGGACTTTGTGATGGCTTCTACGCTATGAACAACAGTATGCTTACAGGCTTTAATGGTATCAACGCAAATATCATGCAGACCGGCTATGGCATACAGCAGGCTATTAACGCTGATACAGTTGCTAATATGCAGAATACCAATGCTTTACAGTCACAGCTTGCTAACTGTTGCTGTGAGACAAGAGAAGCTATTCAGGGTGTAAACTACAATATGGCAACTAACACCTGTGCTTTGCAGAACACAATGAATAATAATACAAGAGATATTATCGACAGCCAGAACGCAGGAACAAGAGCTATCCTTGATTTCCTGACTAACGACAAGATTGCAACATTACAGGCAGAGAATAATGATTTACGCAGAGCTGCTTCGCAGGATAGACAGAATGCACTTCTGACTACCACAATGGCAGCACAGACAAATCAGATAATCGACGCTGTAAGACCTACACCAGTACCATCATTCCCGGCAAGCAACCTTTACGGATATGCTTACGGATGTGGATGCAATACAGGTTGCGGATGCTAAACAACTGAATAATTAACAAGTATCTTAATCAATTTTAATCGGTTTAATTCTTGGTTTAACTCGGTTTAATTTAATTTAACTCGATTTAACTCAATTTAATTGAGTTAAGTATCGAGTTTAACTCGAAAGAAAACTCGAAAGATTATGTCTGCTAAGCAGTATTACTTAAATTTAAAGGGCAGGCTTATATGGTTTGCCCTTATTTTTTAGAAAGAGAGGTAAAGACAATGGAAATTACAGGAATCGCATTACAAACAGTTGCCGCCGGAGAAGATGTGGCATTTACAGAAACACCAGTTTGCGGTAGTAAGTGCATCGTACACAGACAGGGCAGCGGAATTATCAAGCTAAGAGGTATTACAAATCAATGCAAGGCACGATTTTTAGTATCGTATAGTGGCAATATTCAGATACCTACAGGCGGCACAGTAGAAGCTATCTCACTTGCTATCGCAGTGGACGGAGAACCTTTGCAGTCTACAAGAATGATTGTTACACCAGCCGCTGTTGAAAACTTATTTAACGTATCGGCACAAGCATATGTTGATGTACCTTGCGGCTGTTGCAGTACAGTAGCGGTGCAGAATACATCTACACAGGCTATTGAGGTTCAGAACAGTAACTTAATTGCTGTCCGTGAAGCGTAAGGAGGTGTGAGTATGCACATTGAAAGAATCCACAAAATGATTGAATGTCTTACAGAGAAAGCCTTAGGCGAGCTTGATAAGGGTGTTGAGAATGTCAATACAGAGGAAATGGGCGAAGCTGTCGATATGATTAAGGACTTATGTGAAGCGGAGTACAAGGCTGTTATCGTTAAGTCTATGAAGAAAGCCGATGAAGAGGAAGAAGAGTACAATAAGGAGCTTCTCAGAACCCTTAAAGCTGAATATGGTGAAGAGGGTGGCAGAAGATACTATGATGAATACAGATACAAGACTACTGGCAGATACGCCCCTAAAGGCAAAGGTACTTATGTAGGCAGAAGAGGATACGAAGAACCACCTTATATGCATATGTACCCAGAAAGGGATATGGATAGAGAATACGGAAGAATGTACTATACAGAGCCTACAAGTACGCATACCGCTGAAAGTGGCTACGACAGAGCAAAGAGAATGTATACAGAAACTAAGGAGATGCACAAAGCTAATACACCAGAGGATAAGGAGCATAAGATGAAGTCTCTTGACAGCTACACTAAGGAACTTGCAAGTGACATTACAGGTATGGTTGCCGATATGTCAGCAGAAGAGAAAAATTTACTTAGAACAAAGTTAAGCACTCTTGTATCTAAGATTTGATTTTAAGGGCTATGGGTAGCAATATTCATAGCCTGTTTTATTGAGAAAGGGGTATACAGATGATTTTTAACATTAATGGTACAATTTGGCACATACAATATAAAAATTCAAATTCGGGCGAATTAAAGCGATCAGACAATACAATTAGCTTAGGCGTAACTGACAGAAACACGCATACGATATACCTGTCAGACAAATTGCAGGGATTTATGCAACGCAAAGTGCTTATACACGAAGTATGCCACGCAATCTGTATGTCTTATGATGTGTATTTGCCTATCGAACAGGAAGAAATATTGTGTGATTTTGTAGCAACTTACGGCGATGAAGTATTTGACATTGTTGATATGGTTTTAGGGGCAGTTAGGAGAGTGGGATAATGAGTATTGATGAGTTGTTAAAGATTATTCAAAAAACTAATCCAACTATGACAAAGGAATTATTGATATATGAGCTTAGTCAATGCCGGTATGCAAGTAAAGCATTAATTTATACAGAAAGTTGTTGTGTTGACAATAATATTTAAAAATGCTATTATTTAATAGATGTAAACAATTGATAATTAATATATCATTTTACCTTAATAGAACCATAGTGGAAAGTTGCATTGATACATTTTTGTATAGGTGCAACTTATTTTATTTTAGAGGTTTTATTATGAGAGTTGTAAGATTAAAAATGTATCAAGAAATGGCTAGATTCAATAATCCATCAGCGCCAAAAGGTGCAGATTGCTACCCTTTGCCACCATTTAGCACAGTTAATGGGTTTATTCATTCAATGTGTCAATGGAAAATGTATCATAAATTAGATTATTTTGTTACTGGCAAAGGAATTTATAATACTAAGGTGCAAAAAGAATGGCACGGTGGCTATAATTTCAACAAAATTAGCGATGAAATGCTTAATCGTTGGGATGTCATAACAGATAACGCAAACGGAAGTCATACAGGTTGGGTCAATGCAGTTAAATATCATCTAATGCTAGTTGATTTATATACAACTATATACATCAAAGCTGATGATAGTGACATAAATGATATATACCATGCGTTACTAAACCCACCGGTATATCCATCATTAGGTGAGTATGGTGATTTATGCAAGATTGAAGCAGTAGATATTGTAGAACTTAAGGAGCTTGACAAATCCATATCAGCTCCATTAGATACACAATCTTATATTCCTGTTAATAAAGGCAATTTTGCAGGAACTATATATAGAATTAATAACAAATATGAAATTATCAAAGGTTTTAGGCGATTCCAGAAAGTTTCTTGTTACTTAGTAGATAAAGGACAGGAAGTTGTTAGTAATCTTTTTGATGATGATAAGCCAATTATTTTTATAAACTAATTTAAAACCCACGGAATATAGGTAAAATTTTTCTTTACCCCCGTGGGTTGACTTTTTGTATTCACAATTTCAATTTTAAAAAATCTCAAAATTTGGTTCAGATTTCGTTCAAATCCTACTAAAAAAATTGGAAAAATTTCTCTACAAATTTTATTGCTAAAAATTTTGATACCCCCGTCATATGCAATTTTGGAATCTAAAAATCGGTTACATAGAATTTCAATTTTTGCTCCCGATTTTGTTCAGATTTGCCCTGAAAAATTGATGAAAAACTTCAACAGATTAAAGTGCATTATATAAACTTGACCGGCTGTGATTCGTGCTTGTTTTAGCGTTGTGGCTTTGTGATTTGCCCTGTACGGCGGTTTTATTGTGTCGGTGTAGACTTCTAAGCCTACAGAACAAACAACCTTAAAACGCTTTTAAATGTATTGTATAAAATGGATATAATACGCCTGTTGAGCTGCCGTCAGTTCTGGAGAATTTGACAGAGCGTGCGCCCCAATTGGGTACACTTGTACACCTAAAAACGCAAAAGCCCTATATAAGCATAGCATTATTGTATTAATTTTTCAAGGTACAACAACAAGAGCATATTAATATATATATGCTAATGCATCAGCAGGAATTAAACCCATACAAGCCACCAGATAACGCTAAAAAGGGCGCAATATGCGCCTTTTCTTTATGATTCTTTCTTTTTTCCGTGATAATTAATAAAATCGTTCTGTATATCGTTATCTTTAATATACTTGTAATAGTTTAATAGCATGACGAAATCCCCAGCACTAACAATGTAATTGTTTGAAGGTGTTGTGACTTCAACTTTGGAATCAGGGCAGTTTTGCGACACTTTTAGAACCCCATTATTATTTACATCAAAATACAATGCACCCATAATTTATTTAATCCTCCATATTCTTTTTATTTCCCTATCCAGGTAAAAGCAAGCCGGAGGAATCGAACCCCCGGAAGCGTGCCAACCTTGCTAATTATTTGCTTGCTAAAATCTCCCTTGCTAATAAATCCCAATAAAGACCATCGCCACGCTTATCAAGCCATTTTTCAGCTTCTTCTGTGCTTTCGTCTAACCATTCAGCCATAAGCTGGATGATGTCATAATAACTATAATCAACGCCAACGCCTAAACCTCTAAGCCATTCTATACAAGCGTTACGCTCTCCAAGTCTTGCAACTGCCCATCCGTATTCATTTACGAACTTATCCTTGATGTCCTTAATTGTGTTAAGCTCTTCACCCTGTGCAACTTCTGTTAAATAGTTTCTAACCGCTGCCTCAACTTCCTTGCTGTTTGTTCTTCTCATTTTCTTTTACCTGTGCTATAATATAGCTACCTTTCTTTTTTGATTGGTGGCGGTTCGTTTCCTTGGTCGGGGCGACCGCCTTTTTATTTGCAAGATTATAATATCACTTTAAAAAGAGATATGCAAGTATTTTTATAACTTTTTTAAGAAATATTTTTATTGACTTTTAGAACCTGCTATATTATTATAAGAAATATAAGAAATAAATAAAACAATATAGAAAGGAGCTATCGCAATGCTTAAATATCGCTTTAATGTCGGGGATGCTCTGGAGCGTGCCGGGTTTAACACATACAAAGCTAAAACAAGCGGATTATTAAGTCAAGACACACTAAGAAAGATAAAAAATGAGGACACAAATATAAATGCTAAAAGCATAAATAATCTTTGCTTGATTCTGGATATGCAGCCGAAAGACCTCTTTGTATATGAAGAAACAGAGGAAGAAAGAGAACTAAAAAAGAAATTATAAAATATTTTAAAATATCACTTGCAAAAGTGACAAAGAAATGCTATTATAATTATACAAATTAAAAGAAAGGACAGCCGAAAGGCTGGAAGGTGGAAAGAATGAAAACAATCGAATTATTAAACAAAGTTGTTGGACTTGGATTTGGCAGAGAAAAGGCGCTTGCAGACATAGATGCAAGCCTTGACGAAATAATCGGAGCAGATAACAGAAAGCCAATCACAGAAGAGGAAGTCAGCGAAGAGCTGGCAAATGATATTTTGTTTGGCTTTGAATGTGAAAAGGAAAACAATTAAGAAAGGTTAAAAGGTGGACGATATGAGAGAATGCAATATTAGATTTGACAAAAATGGAAAAGTAAAAAGCGAGGATATCAAGAATTTAGAAAAATTTTTTAGTGAGGAGAACTTAGAAAAGTTTGAATCTGACGAAGTTTTCGCAGTAGAAGCGACGGAGCATATGGAAAACGGCGAATATAAAGCCGTGGGTTACGATTTTTATGCTGGCAGCGACACACAAGCCAGAATGGGTTCAGATTGGAGATTTGGGCATATTGCTTTTTGCAATTACTGGTGTCTTGTTAAAAATGACAAGACTGTAGATTTTGAAAAGGCTCTTGAAAGAGCTAAAAAAATTGTCTTGACAAATAATTAGTAATTGTATATTATATTTTTGTCGGATGATAAACAATAACATTTGATGTATTGAAACATTTTTTTTGACGTGTTCAATGATTAACCGTAACGCAGGGTGTATATTAAAGAGGGCTTCGGCTCTCTTTTTTATTTGACTTGTATGTATATTTATGCTATATTATTCTAATAATTAAATAACAGTTATACGCCCGATAATTATATAATAGTTATCGGGTTATTTTTATGTTATTAGTATATATTATAATAAGCTGGATAAGCTCCGGCAGAAAGGGGAACAGATGGAGAAAGTACAGGAAACAGCAGAAACACCCGAAGTATTTCAAAATGACATAGAACTGTATCTATCACAGTTTTGCGAAGAGCACAACATTGAAGATATGACCAAGGAGCCACAGAGCCGATGGAACGCTGCCCTAATGTATATAAATAAATATGTTTTTAGTGATAAAAGTATATTAAAATTAAATAAAAATATTAATAAAAATAATACTAATTGTATCATGGATAGTAATTTTTATATGTATGATCATGATAAATTAGAGTATATATTATATATATATTATTATTTATGTTCTGTTTATGATAAAGAATGTAGTATAATGGGATATAGCTTATTAACTGGTATCAATTACGATACATTAATGGACTGGGGAGCAGATGAAAGAAAACTAAGTACAAAAGGCTTCGATATCGTGCAAAAACTGCGGCTTTTTCGTGAAGAGAGTCTATCAAATAAGCTCGCAACTGGCAATAAAAACCCTGTTGGAATTCTTGCAATACTTAACCGACATTTTGCGTGGAATCTTCCAGGCGTGAGCAGAGAAAGCACCACGAAAGTCATTAAGACAGCCGCAGACCTTCCGCAGCTTAACACATCTGACGACGCTCAAGGCTCTAATGTTCGTCAAATTGCACAGCAAGAAAACATTGTGCAAGATGTACAAGAAATCCCACAAAGCCAGTAAACAAGCGGATTACAGCCATTTGGCTTACAATAACATGACTTCGCTAAAGTTGAGTTTAGCGAAGTGATAAAACAGAACATTTGGGCGACAAAAACGCAATAAAGCCAGTAAACAAGCGGATTGACAGCAATTATATAATAATTATCTGCTCCGCAGCTGGTCTGCATTAGCTGTTTTTGTTGTGCAAAATGTATAACGCATGGCGTGGGGGTTATTAGTTTTCAGATTTTCGCCCCAACTAAGTCGCTCAAATATTCTCAAAAATAAAAAGGCCTATTATATTTATATATACACATTTATTTATATATATTTACATACCCAATAATTAATAACTTATTAACCCATATATAATAATCAATATATTTATTAATATAGCCTTAATAAAACCTATATAATTTAGTCAATAATTACTGTACAAATCCTATAGATAGGTGTATAATAAACACATCTTAATTATTCACAAGATATTCAATAAATACACACATCAAAACGGCTAATTCAGCCGAGTAAATTCCAAAAAATTTTAAAAAATAAAAAGAGTTAGGAGTTAGAAATGCAGGGAGCAGAGTATCAGGCTTTAGCCATGCGTACTAACGATAAAAAGTCTACAGATAGGCTTGAGAAAAAGACTGATGATTCAAAGCTAGGCAATCGTGGTGAAGATACGCCAAGAATTGAGCTAGGTGACGGCAAATCAGACAATTTTACTTCATTAGGTATTGTTGCACCAAATGTTAAAGGGAATGTCGTATATGACGCTGTAAATCATCCACAGCACTATTGCACTGGCAAATATGAGTGTATAGATGTTATGCTTGAGATATTCGGTATCGAAGCTGTTAAAACATTCTGTTTGCTCAATGCTTTTAAGTACAATTACCGAAGTGGTAGAAAGAATGGCTTAGAGGATATTCAAAAAGCCAAGTGGTACATTGACAAATACATAGAATTGTCAGAATAGTCGTGTCAGTCAATGAAAGTATAATGGTTGCAAAGGATAGTACACTGCGACTTGTGGCGAATGCATACTGGGAATAGCCACTATTGCCCTTTAGTATAATGGTTAATACGCAGGATTTTGATTTCTGTAATATGGGTTCGATTCCCATAAGGGTAGTTTATTTTTCTTTTTATTCGTTTGGCTGTTCATTATTGTGTTTTTGCATTTTACACAGAACAGTCCTCCTTTCATATACCTCTTTGGATTTTGTTCAGTTAAAAGCGGTGCAAGACCGCTTGAGAGGGTTTGGCGTGTATATACATAGCCATGTGAAAATCAGCTTATCAAGAAGCACTCCTTATCAAAACACCCCTAATATTTTATTGTTTCTGTTCTTGTTTCTTGATAGCCGTTATAGGCGGTATTTGCAGATATGGTGTAATGGTATCACAAGAGATTGCTAATCTCTCTAACGAGTAAAATCGTTATGCAGGTCCGATTCCTGCTATCTGCGCTAAAATCCTTTTTCAAGTCTGCGTGCGTAAGCTGGTAGCAGACTAATACTAGTTAGAATAGGGTTTTGGTTCTGACAACATAGTGTGAGATAGGTTCAATTCCTATTACAGTCGGTGTACCCTTGGAGATGCGGTTCTTCGAGGTGTGAGGTTCGATTCCTTAACTGGGTGGTGAGTATGGTGCAAGTCCATATGTCAGATTAACAGCAAACTAGGTTAGCTACCGAAAAGCAGACCACGACTGCCTGTTTGTTGTTATATCTAAAATCGTGGAAATTATCATTCGTGGAGGTAAATAAAATGGCAAAGTTGATTAAGCATCGTTCAATCGGAAAAATAAGAATGGAACTTGCGGATTATGTGCTGAATTGCACAGATGATGAATTGTACGAGCTTTGCGGTGCTGTTTCAGAGCTTGAAGGTGTAACATCTTGGTCTTGTGATGAATGCCAAAAACGATTTAAACCAGATTGTAGCTTTGATAGCGATGATTCAAGATGCAAGAAGCATTTCTTTGAGATGAATAAGCCGGAATAATATTGGTAAAATCAGTTGCCTAGTGATTGCAACACGAAAAGAGTAACCTACGAACTCCTGGCAACTGTTTTTATATAAATCGTAGGGTTATCTATCGTAGGAGGTAATTTATGACAGACATAAAAATTAAAAAAGCAGTAATTAGAGAAGATTTATTATCAATAACAAACGATTATAGAAAAGCAATCATTCTTAATCAGTTTATCTATTGGTCTGAAAGAGTTTCAGATGCCGATAAGTTTATCAAGAAAGAAAATGAGATTGCAAAGAGCAATGGAGAAGAGGAAAGAGAGCTTTTCTATGGTTGGATATATAAAACCGCCGAGGAATTAGCTGATGAGGTTATGTTAGGTTTATCTGCAAGCCAGATAAGAAGATATATCAGCGATTTGGTGAATATGGGTTATATCTCAAAACGAAATAACCCTAAATATAAGTGGGATAGAACATTACAATATAGGGTAAATCTTGTAAATATTGCAAAAGACCTTAAAAAGAATGGCTATCCATTAAGCGATTATAAAATTGAAATTCCAGAAAATGAAAAAACCATTACGCACGAGTGCGTAATCAATAATGAGCCAATGAAAAATCAAACACAAGCTAGTGACGAAGCAATACCAAAGAGTACTAACATAGATTACTTAAACAAAGATTACAAATCAAATAGTACAGAGTGTAATTCTCTTAACAGAGAACAATGTAATTCTTTTTTACCCAAAGATAAAAAAGTGAAAGAGTTTAAGCCGATAAGCGAATACTCTCAAAGTGATTGGGAAGTTGCCGAAGAAAGAATGATAAGTAGAGCTGGCAAGATAGCTTATGATTGGACTAATGATAAAACGCTCAAAGAAAATGTAGAAGCATTCTTTAAATACTTTTTAGATAAACACGGAGAATGTACTGGAGAATATCACTACCCATTAACAGATAAAGTTTTATCAAGAGTAGTAGATAATTTAACAAAAGAAACCGACATAGAGCGTGACGGATATACAGATACCTATTACGCAGCTATAAGTGATATGGACGATAATACAGACTACAAGATGTTAGTTGATGAATATTTCAATACAAAGTTTTCGGCAAAATGCGATTACAGCTTAGTTCATTTTTCTTCTGAAAAGGTTTTAATCAACATTATGAACCACGCTTGTAAGAGCAGTTGGTGCGAAAGCAAGGAGTGATTATTATGGCTATGGGAGTACACCCACTAAACAAAGATAAATTCTATGAAGCAATTAATTTGTACATATCGGGGCAGGCTTCACAGGTAAAGGCAGCAAAAGTAGCAGGTTGTAGCGTACCGACATTTAAGAAATACGCTAACAAGATTTATGGCGGCGAGGAATTACCAGATAATTTATGGGGGAAGAATGATGATTAAGAGAATTGTTAATCGCTGGATAAGATGCAAGACAAAGAATTTAACAAGAATACCATTGTTTATGATGACATTTAACTATCGTAAATATAAAGCAGACGGAAAGAAAGACAGTTGCATGTTTTACACACACCCAGATATTGCCAATGATGAATTTGTAAAGGGCAAATTACAGGAAGTTGTTGACTATATCAGAGATAACTATGATTTGGATATTTTTACGAGGGTTTGAAAATGTGCGAATTTTGCGATGGCAGAGAGAAAAGGATTGAAAACGGGTTCACGTATGGAAATGCTCATATAGTAAAAACTAATTTTGGCTACACCTATTCGCTTCGCTATGACAATAGCGCTAATGAATACGGAGAAGGGGCATTTGAGATTAACTACTGCCCTATCTGCGGCAGAAAGTTGGTGGAAGAATGAAGCATCAAAAAGAATGGCGCACTTGCGACAGGTGCGGTGTGGAAATAGAAAAGCCTAAAATATGGTATGACCGAATATTCCCTTATCGAAGAACCGTAAATTTAAAAAGAGCTACATCTTTCAAGGAAATATTTACGGAAATTAAACAAGGGAAAATAGAGCCGGTCGTAAGTGGAAATGGCATAGAAAATATTGTATTAGAAGAATACTATTGTACAAAGACAAAGCAAATTGACTTATGCCCTAAGTGCAGGAAAGATTTTGAGAGGTTTATGAGGAATGAGTGACACTTTTACGATTATTTTTTTAATTGTGATTATAGTAGCTGTGGCACTTATAATATCTATATGCATTGCAGGAACAGTGTTTTTGCTTGAAGAAACAGGGATACTTGATATATTCAGAGAGATTATCAAAAAGAATAGGAAGTGATTTTATGAAAATAATTAAACAAGGCAATTTGAACATAGCCAGAAAACCACTAAAGTTTGAATGTAAAAATTGTGGAACGATTTTTGAAGCAATCAAACAAGAATATATATACTGTGGCGACCAACGAGAGGGCGATAACTGGAAGTGTGAATGTCCTTTGTGCCACGGAGCGGTATATTACAACTAAAACGATATTACCGGCTACAGATTGATTGTAGTCGCTACCATAAAACAGTTATAGGCAGAGGTCTATAAGCACCTTTGCTGAAAAGTGGAGGTGCTTTTCTTATGGCTAGTCAGAGCCTTATTTCTACAGTTAATGGATATGAAAATTACATAAAGAAAAATGGAATAGATGAACAGGTAATTAACGCTTATACAGACGCTTGCAGTGTAGCCATAAATGGCGAGAAAGACATTGAGTATGGACTACAACTCACTAAGAGGGCAAAAGAGCTTATAGAGAATTTTTGCTTGGCTAGAACAGGCGGCACGATATGGGATTTAGAGAAGTATGCGTTTGCAAATAAAACGGAATATGAGCTGATTAATTGGTTTTACGATATTTTGCTGATTGAAGCACAAAACAAAGTTGTTGACAGCGGTTTTAGGTATCTTGAAAAGAAAAGAGAGCCTAAAGAGCGATTTTATATGCCACGCCGCAAACAATTTATAAAAATGGGGCTAACAGAAGCATTGCAAGGTATGATTGATGATAAATACGATATATTGTGTGTGTCATTAATACCAGGAGCAGGAAAAACAACCATTGAAAAAATGTTCAATGCTTTAGTTGCTGGCTGGTTTCCTAATGACTTTTGCCTTTTTTACTCTCATTCGGGCGACATTACACGAATGTACTACGATGGCGTGTATGACATTGTTACAAATTCTGAAGAATATGCCTGGAATGAAATTTTCCCTAATCTTACAGTCACAAGCACTAATGCAAAGCTGGAACAGTTCAATGTGGGTAAATACAAACCATTCCCTAGTATACAATGTACATCTGTTGGCAGTAAAAATGCTGGTAAAGTTCGTGCAAGCAAATTTTTGCTTGTAGACGATATGATAGGCGGTATTGAAGAAGCGCTTAATCCTATGGTACTTGATAAGCTATGGGACAAATATGCTGTAGATGCTAGACAGAGAAAAATTCAAGATACGGACGGACATAACTGCAAAGAAATACATATTGCTACACGCTGGAGCGTACACGATGTTATTGGCAGAATACAAAATATGTACGCAGGGAATAAAAGAGTTAAGACTATCGCTGTGCCAGATGTTGACCCAGTGACAGGCGAGAGTAATTTCGATTATGAATATAGTGGATTTACGAAAGAATTTTTCACAGACCAACAATTACTCATGGACGAAATCTCTTACCGATGTCTGTATAAACAGGAACCTATTGAACGTGAGGGCTTATTATTCCCAGATGATAAAATCCGAAGATACCTTAATTTGCCACACGGAGAACCGGAGATTATCACAGCTCAATGCGATACAAAAGGCAAAGGTACGGATTATTTTGTACTGCCTGTATTGCAGAAGTACGGAGAAGATTACTACTGTGTTGATTGCGTATGTGACAACACAGCAGATTATGAAGAACAATACAGAAATGCTGCAGGTGTGCTTGTAAATAACAAAGTGCAAGAGTGCGAATTTGAGCGTAACGCTGGCGGAGATAGGGTTGCAATGGAAGTTAATAAGCGTGTGGAGAGTGTAGGCTGGATATGTAATATTACAGACACGCCGACTGAAACAAACAAAGAGGCAAGAATTTTTCAATGCTCTAACTGGATTTTGCAACACATTATTTTTAAAGACTCATCGCTTTACAAACCTAATGAACCATACGGAGTAATGATGTCGCTTTTAAAACAGTATTCAGTATCTGGAAAGAAACAGCTTGATGATGTACCAGATGTATTTTCAAATTTTGCATTGAGAATGACACAGGGTAATAGAGTAGCAAAGGTTGAAGCTGCTATAAATCCATTTAGGAGGTATTAATCTATTATGACAACTAAGGACTATCTGAATCAGATAAGTTATTACAACAAGATAATTGATAATAAATTGATAGAAATAACACAGTATAAAGAATTATCATACAGCATATCAGCGGTTGTTAATGAAGAAAGAGTTATGTCATCATCAGATCCAGACAAAACAGGATGCGGATATGTCAGACTTGAGCAAATGGAAGAAAGCCTTGATAAGCTTATAGATAAATACATTGATGTAAAAAACAAAATAATAGAGCAGATAGAGCAGATAAACAATGAAGACTATTATACAGTATTGTTTCTAAGATATGTCAGAAAGTTTACATTTGAAAAAATTGCAAATGAAACAGGCTGGTGCTGGCGACAAGTACACAGGATACACGCTAAAGCATTACAAGCCTTTGAAGACAAATATGGGAGTGAATATCTGTAAAAGATGTCATAGAATGTCATATTACACTAATGATATACTGTATCTGTAAGAAGTTACAAAGATGTTTTTCATAAACAAAACATTCCTTATCGAAAGCACCGTTGCTTAATTGTGATGGTGCTTTTTGTTATGCAACGAGGTAAAAATATGAATTTTTATATGAATAAAGATAAATCAATCATGTGTCCGAACTGCCATAAGTTTTTAACTAAGGCAGATAAGAAAGACCCACGCACACACAAACTAGCTTGCAAACATTGCGGCAAATGGATTTGGTATGTGCCGAATGATGATGATAATTTTCAGATTAAAGAAATTCCACAGAGCAGAAGCTCAAGTGGTATGACATTTTATTAGGAGCAAGATATGAACACAATGTATTTTCAAGACCTTGTTAGAGGTTGTTATGGTAGAAAAATTGCATACACGAATGTAGATACAATAACTGCTAACAATGTTGTTAAGGTTATTGGAAGTACAATTGGAATATTCAACTGGAATAAGCCTGTTATTAAGTATCTGTGGGATTACTACAAGGGCGACCAACCAATATTATACAGGCACAAGTTAACCAATGAAGATATTACAAACAAGATTGTTGAGAATCACGCATATGAGATTGTTCAGTTTAAGGTAGGACAGACGTATGGCGAGCCAATTCAGTTTATTAGCCGCAAAGATGATGAAACTATCAATAAAGCTGTTGATACACTTAATGATTTTATGGCGGATGCCAATAAGCAAGAAAAAGACATTAAAGCTGGAGAATGGCAATCCGCAACAGGCACATCATTTAAAGCGGCACAGCCTAAAAATGGAGATGTGCCATTCAGAATTGTGGCACCCACGCCTCTTAATACTTATGCTATTTATAATGAGAGCACCGAAGAACAGATACTTGTCGTGCAAGAGCTTAAAGACGAGGATGGAAACTGGTATAAAATGGCATTTTCCGACACTATGTCATTCAGAATTATTAACAGTAAAGTAGTTGAAACAAAACTACATACATATGGCGTAATTCCTATTGTTGAGTTTCCTAATAATCACGAAAGAATATCTGATATTGAGCTTGTTATAGGTATGTTGGATGCTATTAATAACATGCAGTCCAACAGAATGGATAGCATACAGCAGTTTGTTGAATATTGGGTTAAGTTTGTAAATTGCGAAGTTGATGAAGAAACATTTGCAAAAATGAAAATGAACCACGCTCTTACAGTTAAGTCCATCAATAAGGACAATAAGTCGGATGTCGAAATTATGACACAAGAGCTTAATCAGACACAATGCCAAGTTGCTAAAGAAGATTTGTGGGATAACACATTATCTATATTGGCTATACCAAACAAACAGGGCAACACAGGCGGAGATACGCAAGGAGCGGTCGAGTTAAGAAACGGATGGGATTTCTCTAAGACAAGAGCAAAACTGAAAGACCCTATTGTTAAATCGTGCGAAAAGCGGTTAGCGGTAGTGGTTCTTAATATTCTAAGACTTGCAGGAGAAGACTTAAAACTATCGGTTAGAGATTTTGATGTACAGATAAATCACAGTCCACAAGACAATATGTACACCAAGGCGCAGACGTTGCTTTTACTTTTACAAGCTGGCATACATCCACTTATAGCAATTAAGACAGTTGGTTTATGGGGAGATGCAGAAAAGACATTCCTTTTATCAAAATCATATCTTGATAATATATATAAGACTATTGATGATGTGGAAGAACAAGAAAAGAAAGCACAAGAGATAGTTAATCAACTTAATAATAATCAGCAAAATAAGGCAGTTATCGAATAATCGATAGCTGCTTTTATTTTATACATTTTGCAGCTATGCGGTAAATAGCAGAAGACACAGCAGGAGCGACCTGCGGTAACAAAAGCGTGTGTTTAACGGAGGTAATTATGACAAGAGAAGATGTATTAAAACTTTTTCCAGAAGCAACAGATGAACAGATTACAAATCTTCTTAATCAGAACAATTCAGAAGTTGCTACGGAGAAAAACAAGACAAAGCAGTACAAGGCTAAGGCTGACACAGCAGATGACTTACAGAAGCAGCTTGACGAACTACAGGCTGGCAATCTGACAGAGCTTGAAAAGGCAAATAAAGCCCTAGATACAGCTAATCAGCAGATAGCCGATTTACAGAAATCTAACGCTATCAGAGACCAGAGGGAAGCAGCTATGACTAATTTTAAGATTACTGCTGAACAGGCAAAGACGGTTGTTAAAGATGATGGAAGCCTTGATTACACCGAACTTGGCAAGATTATGTCCGAGAAAGAAACGGCTGCGGCACAGGCAAAGGAACAGGAGATTGCAAAACATCAGGATATTCCGGGCGGCAGTAATAAAGGCGGTGCAGACAATAAGACAAACGCTGAAAAGATAGCAGAAAGTCTTATATCTAACGCACCTAAGAACAATGACGTTTTATCACATTACATTCAGTAATAACAGGAGGTAAAAAATGGCAAAGGAAATGAATATGCAGTATGAAAAGACTTCATACGCAGGAGACGTTCAGATTTTAAAGAGAGAGCCTAATGAAGCAATCCCATTAACACTTGATTTTGACGGAGTGACAACTAAAAATGCACAGGGTAAGAAGATTGTCAAAGCAGGCACTCCAATCGGAGCAACCGGCAAGGCTGACAATACAGCCACAGTAGTAGGCATTTTAAGGTTCGATGTAACAGAGGACAGACCACAGGGAGTATTGCTTAAAAAAGCATATCTTAATACAAAGGTGGCAGAAACACATTCTGGCATTACATATGAAGAGGCGGTTAAGACAGCTCTTCCAATGATTGTATTTGAATAATAACAGGAGGTAAACAGATGTTAATTAATGAAGTATTAGACAGTAAGTCTATTGCATTATCGGCAACAGAAAACGCTAGTAACCAGATACCTTATCTTGGCTTACAGTGGTTTCCAGAAAGAAAGAAGCAGGGGCTTGATTTAAGCTGGATTAAGACACATAAGGGATTGCCGGTATCACTTGCACCATCTAACTTTGACACAATTCCAACACTTAGAGCTAGAGAGGGATTAAGCAAGGAAAAAACACAGATGGCATTTTTCCGTGAGGGAATGACAGTTGGTGAAGAAGAAATGCTTGAAATCGAGCGTATTCAGTCTGCTGACGACCCATATCTTGCAAGTGCTTTGGCAAGCGTATATGACGATACAAATAATCTTGTAAGCGGTGCAGAAGTTGTACCAGAGCGTATGAGAATGTCACTTCTTGCAACAAATGCAGGTCATCCGGTAATTGCTATTGTAAGTGATGGCGTTCAGTACGCTTACGATTATGATAAAGATGGTTCATATGCAAAAGACCATTACGCAAAGTTATCCGGCACAAGCATGTGGAGCGATACAGCTAATTCAAAGCCACTTACAGACCTTAACAATGCAAGAAAAAAGTTACAGAAGCAGGGTAAGATTGCTAGATATGCACTTATGAATAGTAACACATTTCAGTATCTGCTTGATAATGCACAGATAAGAAACTCAATTCTTGCACAGAACCTTACAGCAACTATCGAGGTTGATGATGATACTGTTATTTCAGTAGTGCAGAAGAGAACAAAGCTCACTATCGTACTTTACGATAAGATGTACATTGATGACGATGGCAAGGAACAGTACTTCTATCCAGACGATAAGGTTACACTTCTTCCGGAGGGCGGTCTTGGTAATACCTGGTTCGGTACTACACCAGAAGAAAGAACAGCAAGACAGGTAGCTGATGTTGATGTAACAACATATGGTGTAGGTATTACAGTCGCTACAAAGACAGAGTATGGACCACCTATGAAGATGTCAACATATGCTTCAGAGGTTGTACTTCCATCATATGAGAATATGGATAGCACATTCGTATATGAGGTTCATAGCGAAGAGTAGGAGGTGCAACTGTGAAATATCCATATATAGTAGTTCACAATGGTAAATGGTATAACGCAGGCGAAGAAGTTCCAGAAAACAATAATTCTGGAGCTTCTTTTGATTATAGCAAAACAACCATAAATCGTATGTCTACATCTGATTTGCAGGCATTTGCCGCAGGGCAAGGTATAGACAATGCAGAAGAACTTACAGGAGCAGAATTAAAGAAGTTGTTAATTGAGAAATTAGGATTATAGGAGATAGTTATGGAATACACCACATTAGAACAGGTCAAAATCAGGCTTAAACAATTTCACATTGATACAGTCACAAATGATGATGAAACTACATCTGATGTGGTAGTGTTCGATAACAAAGAAGATAATCCGATAATCGAACAGCTCATTAAGCAAGCTACAGAAGATGTAAAGGCAAGAAGAAACTACCCTGACAGCTACACAGATGAAATGATAACCGAAGATTTAAAGAAATTTGAAAGCGTTATCGTTAATCTTGCGGTCTATGACCATTCGCAAGCAGGCGAAGCATTTATGTCAAGCTACAATGAGAATGGTGTCAACAGAACTTGGAGAGATAGAGATAGCTTATTTGTTGGGGTATTTCCATTTGCTAAAGTGTTATAGAAGATTGTGCGTTACCAATATGGTAGCAGGCGGCACACAGTAAGGGTGGTGGGCGGTGTGCCTATTAATTTTGCAGGAGATATAAAATGAAAGAACTTTTATTACAAACTTATACCATAGTATTACCGATATTACTTGGCTATATAGTTTGGCTTCTGAAACAACAGAAAAAGGACAAAGACGCTAATAGTAAAGGCACAATGTTGCTTTTGCGAGTACAGCTTATCGAATATCACGATAAGTATATGAAAATAGGTGAAATACCATCTTATGCCTATGACAATTTTGTTGAGATGTATAACGCATATCACGCATTGGGTGGTAATGGAATGGTAACTAAAATGTATAACGAAATACAGGAAATTCACTTAAAGAATGGAGGTAAAGGTTAAAATGGATATAACATCAGTAACAACAGTAGTTGCAATCGTTGTAATAACATATCTGATAGGTTTAGGGGCTAAAGCAATTCCGCACATTAAGGATAATTACATTCCTATAATCGTAGGAGTTGCAGGTGGCATCTTAGGCGTTATAGGTATGTATGTAATACCTGACTTTCCGGCAAATGACATTCTTAATGCAATCGCAGTAGGAATTGTGTCCGGATTATCAAGTACAGGTGTTAATCAGATTTATAAGCAGGTAAAGAACAATGCTTGACATTAATAAGCAGGCTATGAAGTATTCGCTTCAAGGACAAACAGTAATTATCTATGAAAGAGATGATAATGGCAATATTCTTTATGAGGGGTATACCGACATAGAGGGTAATTTTATTCCTTATCTTGATGATGAGGGAAACAAGATACCCAAAGTCCTTGAAGAGAAAACAGGCTTTTCAGAGCCAATTGATTTTAAAGCCAACATATCGTTCAGCGGCGGAGAAGCACAGAGCAAAGAATACGGCTTTGATACCGCTGATTTTGACGCTATTTTACTGACAGATAGGAATATGTTGCCTGTTCAAAAAGGCGACCTTATCTGGCTTGATAGCAAGCCTACATACACAGATGATAGCCTTGTTGATGAAACATCAGCGGACTTCACGATTGTAGGCACGAAACCAGCATTGTGTTCAACTAAGTATATGCTTAAAGCAGTTGTAAAGTAGGTGGTTTACATGGAGTATCAGACAGGCGGATTTCCCCAAAATGGTTCTTTATTTATAAAAACAGGCAATGAACAGTTAGTTGGTTTTATTTTTAAAGGAAAGACAGTTCCATCTACGCAAGAGCCAATAAATGAAAGCATAAGACAAACTATTTCGCAAGCGGTTAAGGAGCGTGTTTATGGCAAGACATACAATTAATATATCCTTGTCTGAAAAGTCCGTAAATGAAGCTATCAGACAGCTACAACAGTATAAGAACTGGCTTATCAAAAAAACTTCACAGCTTGTCAAAGAACTTGCAGAAGTTGGAATACCTGTCATTGATGAAAATATGACAAAAGCAAGTTATACATATGATGAGAAAGGTGTTCGCAGCGGTTCAGATACAAGCCATCACAGTTATGTTGAAATAAAATCCGCAAGAGAATATATTGAAGCAAAATTAATTGTAGAGGGCAAAGAACTTATGTTTATAGAGTTTGGAGCTGGCGTATTCTATAATGGAGCGGCTGGAAGTAGTCCACACGACAAAGGTGTTGTTAATGGTATGGTTATAGGTTCATACGGCGAACATCACGGCGTACAAAAAGTGTGGGGCTACTATGACGATGACGGAAACTTAGTTCTTACACACGGCGTAGAAGCACAAATGCCTGTTTATAAGGCTGATATGGAAATTATACAGAAATATGTTGAGGTAGCAAGGAGAGTGTTTAGTTAATGGCAAATGCAAACGATTGGGCGATAGACCTTGAAAACACAGTTACAGCACTTGTCAAGGCTAAAACCCTAACACAATTAAAGAAAGCGTACCCCAAGATAGTTATAACAAACGAGGGGGAAAACAGCGGTCAGGCAGTATTCCCAACAGTATACATACATCTGTTGCCAGCGGTAGAGCAAGGGCAAACGCTTGATGGGCAGACAATCAACGCATTGTTAGCAACATTCCAAGTAGATGTTACCACTAACACAAGTAAGTCTGACTGTCGCAAGGTTATAGCAGTAATTACAGATACATTCAAGACAATGAGATTTCAAGGCACATCAATGCCAGAGTTCTCAATCAGCAATAAAGTACATAAGAGCACCGCTAGATTCAGACGAATGATAGCGGCAAATGACAGATTATTGTAACGAAGAGCAGAAATGCTCTTATTTTTTTGCAAATTTTTAGGAGGTAGACAATGGCAGATACAGCAGTAGCAGGACTAAGTACGTTGGGTGTTACTTTCTCTTATGGAGTTGAAACAACAGCAGGCACAAAGCCAACATCATTCAAGTTACTTACAAGAATTAATTCTATTGATGAAATTACAGTAACACCAGAAGCAATAGATGCTTCGGCACTTGAAGATAAGCAGACAAGAAACATTGCAGGTAGAGATACAGTTACAGATACAGTTGCAGTAACAGTTAATAAGACAGACGCAACTATTGAAGAATGGAAAACTCTTATTACAGCATACAATGGATTAACAGGCGGTAAGAGAATGTGGTTCCAGGAGATTACTCCGGGCATAACAGACGCGGAGTTCTTTGTAGCACAACCACCATCAAAGTTACCTATCACAAGTAAGGAGCAGAACGGACTTCTTACAATGGCTATCAACCTCATTGTTGAGGATATGGTAGGAACAGATACAGCAGTAACCCCAACATCGGGGGAATGATAAGCCAATCGACTAAATCAAAGGCTGTGTCGATTGGTGACACAAACGCCAAAACAGCCGACTACACATCATATCTTGATGATGTAACAGAATAATTATTTTAAAAGGTAGGTGCGGTGTAAAATCCGCACCTTTCCCTATATGAACGATAGGGTGGGAAAGGGTAAAAATTATGATGAATATTAATGTAAACGGAAATGAATACAAAGTTGAGTTCTCTTTTGGTGCGGCAGAGTGCAAAGAGATAGTGCAGAAAATGTTTTCTGTCGTGAATGGCTCTTATTTGCTTGCACAGACAGATAAGAATGTTGCACAGGCTTCTTTTGATGGATTAGCGAATATGACAGCAGATGTGCCGGAGATTTGCATTTTAGCCATTTATGCAGGTTGTATTGACAATAACCCGGTAACAATGGATGAAGCAAAGGAACTTACTAGAGCATATATTACGGAGAAGAGAAAGACAGATAAAAGTTACGGATACAGAACATTGTTTGAAGAAATTAAGAAAGCGATGGAAGATGATGGTTTTTTCGAGTTGAGCGGAATAACAGCGATGTTGGAAGAGATGGCGAACAATGTGGAAGAAGCAACACAGGAACAGAAGAAACCAACAGTAGTTCCACAGGACCACAAGAAAAAGCAGACTTCCACAAAATAATTTGGGAAGAATACTTTGTCTTAGCCAGTTCACTGGGCGTTAGTTATTCAGACTTTCTTAAAATGACACCTAAAAAACTATGGGCGGTTGTAGAGGGTAAGAAACTTGAAAGACAACGAATGGATTCAGATATATGGCTTGCGATAGGTAGTTACATACTCCCAGCAATCAAGATAGGCGTTAGGAATGGTGCTTGGGGTAAAGGCGAGCTTGAATACCCAGATAAGCCTATTTATAGAGATATTAACAAAAAAGAGAACAGTGAAGATGAAATACAAAGAAAGAGAGAAGAGTTTGTCTTGAATATGAAAATACGCAAAGCAAACTGGGATTTAACACACCCTAAAAATGATAAGCCGGAGGTATAAAGCGTGGAATTAGACAGTTTAGAAGTCAAAATTACCGGTACTGCCACTAAAGCTATCAATTCTGTTGATAAACTTATAAATCAGCTTACAAGGCTGTCAACATCACTTGCAACTGTGAATGGTTCATCACTAAGCGGTCTTGCAAATGGTGTTAGTCAGTTAGGTTCTGCTATGCAGAATATGAACACAGGAACAGCAGATTTTACAAGGCTTGCTAAGAACATCACAAAGATAGGTTCTGTTGATTCAGTTGCACTAACTAACACAGCTACATCACTTCAAGCTGTCACAAAGGCAGTTGCAAGCATATCAGCTATTCCGCAAAATGCAACACAAGTCACAGAATTTGCAAAGTCGCTTGGTAAGCTAGGCAGTAAGAGTATAGAAAACGCCGTTGTAAACATTCCAAAGCTAGGCAATGCTTTAAATGGCTTAATGACAACGCTATCAAGAGCGCCAACAGTAAGTCAGAATGTTATTCAAATGACTAATGCATTGGCTAATCTTGCTAGTCAAGGTAGCAAGGTGGGTACTTCTTCAAACTCACTTCAAAAGTCGCTGTATGGCGTTTCCACAAGTGCTAGAACAGCAACTAGAAGTAGTTGGAACTTGGCAAGTGCAATAGGTAAGTTTTATGCCACTTATTTTATGGTGATTCGTGGTAGCAAGAAACTTATAGAAGCCATCAAGTCAACAACAGATTACATCGAAGCGTTCAACTATCAAGCGGTTGCGTTTGGTAAGATTGGTTCAGAATGGGATAAAGACTATGAAAAGTACGGATATGATAACGCAACAGCATATGCAGAGAGCTTCCAAAGTAGAGTAAATGATACTCTCGGAAAACTATCCGGATTAAAAGTCAATGTCCAAGGCGGTTTGCTTGAAGAAAGTGGAGCAAAGAACTTAGGACTTAACATACAAGAGATAACGCAGTATGCTTCGCAGTTAGCTTCTGTTACTAACTCATTAGGACAGACAGGTGAAGCGACAACGGCAATAACAAAGTCAATGACAATGCTTGCAGGCGATATAAGCTCACTTTTTAATGTGGACTATTCTACGGTAGCGCAGAACTTACAAAGTGGCTTAATCGGTCAATCAAGGGCATTGTATAAATATGGTATTGATATTACTAACGCTACATTAGCGACATATGCTTATAACTTAGGCATTTCTAAGTCTGTATCAGAAATGACACAGATGGAAAAACAGCAGTTAAGAGTGTTAGCAATATTAGACCAAAGTAAAGTATCTTGGGGTGATTTAGCCAATAAACGGAAGAAAGTTAATGATATAGCTTATCTTCCAAGTGTTGCATAAGAATAGAAATATCTTATGGCAATCGGGCAAAATCGGTAAAAGCTAAAGTTTTCAACTATGCTAATACCGAGATAACTCAATAGATTACGAACAGGCTATTGAGTATCGTAACGAGTAGGAATTGAATAAATATAATATTCCCAAGAGTGTCCGACACTACTGCATATAGGGCAGTATGAGGTGGAAGTGGCTACCGCCAAACCAAACGTAAAAACGTGGGTGATAATGTACTCTGAACTTATAGGAAACTATAAGAAGTATAGGATAAAGAGCCTATACGATAACAAATTTGACAATCAACTCCCCAAGTAATATGTTGCGCCAGTTCAGCAACAATATGAAAGAGGTAGGAATGGTAGCAGGACAGCTATTTATCCCAATTCTTTCAAAGGTTATGCCGGTAGTAAACGGAGTAACTATTGCAATCAAAAGATTATTAGTTGGTCTTGCTTCTTTAATGGGCGTAAAGATTGACTTTGAAAGCTTCGGACAAAGTGGCTACAAAGATACATCAGACGGCTTAGAAGATATTTCAAACGGCTACCAAGATGTAGCTGATTCAGCTAAGAAAGCTACACTATCCCTTATGGGATTTGATGAAATAAATAAATTACAAGATGATACAAGCTCAAGCAAGGGTTCAAGCGGTGGCGGCGGTAGCAGTATTGATTTGACAGATGATATTACTAAGGCGGCGGCAGAATATGAAGCGGCTTGGAATAAAGCATTTGCCAATATGGAAAATTCGGCTATTGCGTGGGCTGATAGGATTGATAAGGCACTTGAGCCTGTTAAACAGATTTTTAAAGATTTTGCGGTTGGTGATTTCTTTAAGGCAGGGCAAGATACATCTAACCTTGTGGCAGGAATTTTTAATTGGTTTGCAGATGCAATAGATAAAGTCGATTGGTACGGAATTGGCAGAAAGATGGGTGACTTTTTAGCTGGTATCAACTGGACGGAAGTATTTTCAAGTGTAGGTCATTTCATATGGGAGGGCATAAAAGCAGCTATTGAGTTGTGGAGTGGCTCTTTCACGTCAGCACCTATTGAAACTACAATCATAACGGCACTTGGATTTATGAAATTTAGTGGCTTAGGAAAGATTGTAGGTGGGAAAATATCTGACGCATTAAGTTGGAAAACAGTTAAGACAGGCTTAAAAACATTAGGTGGTAAAGGCGGTTTAGCAGAGGGAATAAACACAATGCTTACTACTGACTTATCTACCATAATGGGTGCTGGAACTGCCACAGAAATAGGCTTAACAATCGGCACAGGTATTATAGGCGGCATTGGTGCGGCTATTGGTGGTTTTAGCTTAGGAAACAAGTTAAATGAAGCACTAACAGGCGAGAAGATAGACATGTCAATGTTTGACCAATTAGCGTATCTTATAAAAGCACCATTTGAAGATTTACCTAGCTTTGTTGACGGAGTGATAGAAACTATCACATTCGGGCATAAAGATGATATAGCAAATTGGTGGACTACAAGTGTTGCGCCGTGGTTTACTAAGGAGAAATGGGGAGAGCTGGGAGATAACATAAAAACATCTTTAAGCGAAAAATGGAATAGCTTTTCAAACTGGTGGAGCAATACAGCTATTGCTAACTGGTGGAATAATAATGTTGCACCGTGGTTTGAAAAAGAAACATGGGTTGACGCTGTTGATGGAATGAAATTAGGAATACAAGAAAAATGGGATTCAATCGTTGATTGGTGGAATAGTCTCGCAATTGTTTCTTGGTGGAGCAATGATGTGAGACCGTGGTTTACTAAGGAAAAATGGGAAAACTTGGCTGACGGAATAAAAAAAGGTATTCAAGGGAAGTGGGATGATGTTGTGAATTGGTGGGATAGCAAACCAGCACTTCAACGCATTTCTGTGGCTATCGAAGATTTTAAAGCTAAGATACAGAACGCTTGGAACAGCTTTAAGCAGTGGTGGAATGATTTAGGACTTGAATTTCCACACATTGATACACCGCACTTTAAGATTGACGGAGAGTTTAGTCTTGCACCGCCTAAAGTACCAAAAGTCAGTATTGATTGGTATGCAAACGGCGGATTCCCAGGCAAAGGGCAATTGTTTGTCGCAAATGAAGTAGGTCCTGAAATGGTTGGTACTATGGACGGAAGAACAGCAGTAGCCAATCAACAGGAAATTACAACAGGTATTGCTAATGCAGTTTATCCAGCGGTTTACAATGCTGTTAGGGCGGCTATGGCAGAAAGTAGCAATAATATCAATGTAACGCTACAAGGCGATGCAGAAAATTTATTTACAATGGTACAAGATAAAGCTAATAACTACACAGCAATGACAGGCTTATCACCTTTTCCATATTGATAAGATAAACGTATTGTGTTATCCTTTTTACTATACATAAAAAACAAAGGGGTAATGCAATATGGCAGAAAAGAAAGCGAAGAAAAAAGACAGTAAGCTAAGCATAGCGGCGGCAGTAACAGCACTATTTATATTCACAATCCCAATAGGCTTTATATTGGCTATTGTGGACTTAATAAAAAGCAAAGGCGATAAGTCACAAAGACATTTAGGTTCTTACTTTGCAATAGTATCGTTTGTGCTATTTCTGATAGTTGCTTTTAGCAACGGAAGTGGTAACAGCAGTAACAATAATAGTAGTACTGTAAAGCAGTCTAGCACCACACAGCAAGATACAGATATAGCAAGATATGGCGATACAACACTTAAGTACCTTAAACACGAAATAATTACAGATAGCAATAATAGAGAGGTTGTTGTTGTCTATTTTGAATTTACAAATAATTCAAAAGATAACGAGGCATTTGTTTACAACTACAATGTTACTTGCTTTCAGAATGGCAAGGAACTTGACTATCCGCTAGCTAGTTTTGATGTTGACGAATACAACAATGCGGCAAGAGAATTACAGACAGGTGCGAATATTACAGTTGCAAGGATATACATACTAGAAGATAAGAGTGACGTTAATTTAGAAGTAACCCCTTGGGGTTCAAACAAGAAGCTTCTAAATCTGACATTAAAAGTAGAATAAAAAAATCAGAACAAGTTGGGTAGACCTGTTCTGATTAGCACGTATGAGTGAATGTAAATTAACTCATACCAATAATAACAAATAAATAGCAAAATGACAAGGACATTTCACTTAATTGTGAGGTGTCCTTTTTGTTACCCATTTTTAGGCAGAAAGGGGCGATTGAATGATAAGTGCTGTAATTATCGAGGGAGTGACATTCCCAGTAGCATATAACGGCTACACATACAGCAGAAATAAGATATGGTCTAAGAACACAGGAAGAAACGATTATGGGGAAATGGTTGGCACAATCGTGGATATCAAAGACAAAGTAGAGCTTCAATTACCGCCATTAACAGGTGAACAGGCACTATTGCTTGATAATGTAGTAAGCGACATAGATAACCCATTCCCAACAGCACAAGTCTTATTCTTAGGTGGTACACAAAAGGAAATGACAATATACACAGGAGATGTGACATATCCGTATCTTACAAGGGCAAAAAATGAGGACGGATTAATAGTCGGAGCAAAGATAAGTCTGATTCAGAAATAAAGGAGAGTTCCACATGAAACTTAAAACAAGTGAGTTAATAGACAGATTTCAGAGTTTGAGCAACATATCACATGACAAGACTACAGGCAGAATTGCTATGGCTGTTATGTGTAATATCAAGGCGTTAGAAGAATTATATAAGGCAACATTACAGACTATAGAAGATACTAAGGTTAAGTATGCAGATAAGGACGACAGTGGTAATCCAGTTATCAACGATAATCAGTATCAGGTTACATCAGAGAACTTAAAGAAGTTACAGGAAGAATTGCAGGAAATCAATGAACAAGAGATTGAAGTACCTGACATGACTATGCTTCCTATGGACGCATTCGATAAATGCGAAGAAATTACACCAGCTAAATTATACTCAATCGAGTTTATGATATCACATTAATTAATCAATAAAGGCGGTGTAGAATGAAGATATTAGACACAGCTATGACGGAAATTGTTAGGGGAAATAGTGCAAGATACTATTCCAAGTATGTTGTTGACGGAAAAGAACATACTGAAACGCTTAACAATTTCAAGTTCCAAAACATGATAAATCCCAATAATGAAATTACGATAGGTAACACTTGCAGTAGCGGTGTTACCTTTTCTATTTATATGCCAACAATAAGCCTCGAAAATAAGGAGATAACTATATTTGAGGGTGTTAAGGTTGGCACAGAAATTAAGTATATTAAGTTGGGAATATTTACAGTTACTAAACAGACAAGTGACGGAGAATACACAAGCTACGAAGCATACGACAGAATGTACAAGGCTGATATGCCTTACTTCTCGGATATGGCATTTCCTAGCACAGATAAAGCTATTCTTAATGAGATATGTGGCAAGTTAGGTATATCTTTAGCAACAAATATAGCCACAGCACATACTATCAACGACAAGCCACAAGGATATACCTACAGAGAAATTATCGGTTATATGGCTATGCTACAAGGCTGTAATGCGGTAATTAATGCTGATGGCAACCTTGAATTAAGATGGTATAAAGACAGTGGCTATGTACTTGACGGACATAAGTATTATCAACAAGGCGTTACCTTTACGACATCTAAGGATTTCATAATACAAAAACTGACTTGTAATAACACAAAATCCGGCGATAAGGAAACTAGCACGATTACCAGTGGTAGCGGTGCAACAGGACTTAGCTTTGTTAACCCATTTATGACGCAGGCAATTCTTGATGAAGTCTATAAAAAGATAGGCGGTTTTACATTTAGACCGCTTACAGTTAAGTTTGTCGGTGACTACCGACTAGAAGTTGGTGACATTATAACTGTCAACAAGGGTGGCGTTGATTACAAAGTGCCTATAATGCAGATTACGCACGAATGTGACGGCGGCTTAATGGGTACCGTTACATCTATAGGTCAATCTGACACGGAGAATACAAGCGTTGCTTCTGGACCTATTACTAAGCAGATGGAGCGGTACTATGCCGACTTGATAACCGTTAATAAGGCACTAATTAATAAGTTAGATGTTGATACAGCCAAGATTACCTATGCAACAATAACCAATCTTAATGCAACTAACGCAAGCATTGATAATCTTAAAACAAATAAACTAGATGCAACATATGCAGATATCATCAACGCTAATGTGGAAAGCCTTAAGGCGGCTAATGCAGAGATAGTCAAACTTAAAGCTAATTCATTAACGGCGGATATAGCGGATTTAAAATATGCACAAATTGATTTTGCTAATGTCAAAGGTCAAGTAGTAGGAACTTCTCTTATTAAAGACGGAGCAGTAACTAATGAAAAAGTGCAAAGCCTATCCGCTAATAAGCTGACAGCAGGTACTATTGACGCAAGCAAGATTACAGTTACTAATCTTAATGCTGATAACATTACAGTAGGTACAATCAATGGCAAGCGTATCGGAACAGGTTCCTTATCTTTGGATAAGTTAGCCGAGGAAGTACCAACAAAAGAATATTTAGATAGAGTACAGGAAGATTTACAAGGGCAAATTGACGGAAATATTGAGACATTCACTAAGACAGAAATACCTACGCTTAATAATGAGCCGGCTATTAACTGGAAAGATAACGCAACGAAAAATAAGCATATAGGCGATATCTGTTATGTGGTTAATCCGGCTTCAAGTGCAGATGGATATTCATACAGATTTGCTGATACAGGTACATTAGAAACACCTAACTATGAATGGGTACTGATTAAGGATAGTGATGTTACTAAGGCGTTACAGGATATTATTAACATCAATGGTGAGATTACTGGAATTAAGAAGTTTAATGTTGAAATAAGCTCATGGAAAACTGATACAGACAGTGAATTATCAAGCCTTAAGACACGAACAACTACTCTTGAAACTGATATAGGTAACAAGGTTGATACTGCGACATTTAATGAGGTTAAACAGACTGTTGATGAAAATAGTTCTACTATAACCAAAATGTCCGAAACCCTTAGTAAAAAGGCTGATAGCAGCACTGTTACAGCTTTAAGTAATACTGTTAATAGCATTAAACAGACCGCAGACAGTAACACATCAAGCATATCAAGTCTTACAACTGTAGTTGAGAAAAAGGCTAACCAAGATGAAGTTACAAACATATCTAATAAGCTGACAACTGTTGAACAGAACTTAAATGGATTGACGGTTGATGTTACAAACCAATATCAATACATTGATAATCAGCTTAATGGCAATCATAAGATATATGAGATTACACATGAACCTACTAGGGATAATTACCCTGCTAATGAATGGAGCATACAGATATATCCGTCAGACGATATATACCCAAGCGACAATACCACATGGCAATATACAGAAGATGAGTATGAGAAGTATGTTGGAACAATCGCATATTGGAAAGACCAACAAAGAGCATGGCGATTTATAAGAAAATCTGACGGAACACATGATTGGGTTGAAATCAGTGCGACAGAAACAACCTATCTTCTTAACCAGAACGCTTCTTTAAGAATTGATGTGAACAACATAAGTACAAGTCTATCTTCTCTTACAACTAATATTCAGAACAATTATAGCACTACAACGCAGATGAATAATGCTATTACACAAGCAATAACTAAGGAAAGTAATAGCATCAAACTAGAGGTGTCAGGAACTTACACAACTAAGGATAGCGTAGCTAATACGCTTAAGAGCTACGCAACCACAGCTAGCCTTGCAGCTTATATAAAGAAAGACCCAGCGAGCGGCGAGCTTAAATCCGCAATTGAAGCTATAGCAGATGACATTACACTTAAAGCTAAAGGCACAATTAATATTAGTGGTAATAAGTCTGTTAATATCAATGGTAATCTGTTCACGCTTACATCTACTAATACTACTATTTCAGCAGATGGTTCGATAAACTGTAAGAAGCTAAAAGCTGTTAATGCTGATTTAGAAGGAACTTTTAAAAATACAAATGTAACTGACGGAGGTATTACAATGACCACTACTATTATTGGCGGTGAATACCTTATTAAAAGCAGCACTGGCGCCTATCTGAAAATACAAGGACATTTTATAAATCTGTCAAACGAAGACGGAACAAGAAATGCTGTAAGCATTTGCCGTGATGGAATATATGTTGATGATTATTATTATATCAGAAGCGGTGATGTATATTATAACTTAATGGATTGGATACGACATAGTGAGACAGCTGGTACGGTAGATATAAGTGGAAATAACTGTTATATAGAGGGTTATTACTATATAAGGCACCATGGTGAATGGTGGAAATTAGAAGACTATGTCAAAGACATAGCAAATAATTAATATAAATCCGCACAGCGGTAGAAAGGAAAACAATATGTTAAGTATAACAAAGACAACAAACTTAAGCGGAACATCTGTGATTAATGGTCAATCAGCCATGACAATGTATGCGGCTATTCCAGAAACTGGTTCATTGACAATTAGTCAGACAATTACCAACAAGGAATTGTACCTTGCAAATCAGACACAATGTGATGCTGATTATGAGAATTTCAAAGCAGAAGTTAATAAGTTGCTAAAGAATGAACAACAGATTACAAATTCAGACACAACAGCAACAGCATAAAATATCAAAGAGCGTGGGTTTAAGCCTACGCTCTTATTTTTAAGGAGGTAAATATGAGCCTAACCGGTTTTCTTTCGTACAGCCGTGTAAACTGGCAACAATCGCCAAGTAAAAGTACTCCGCTTAGTGCGGCAAACCTAAATGCAATGGACGTAGGCATTAAGAATAACAATGACATGATTAGCAATCTTCGTGACGAGATTACACAATTAAACAGCAATATTGACGTTAAAAACTCTTTTTGCAAAAATATTGCAAGTATAAATGGTACTCTTGAAGGTTATGGTTATAATTATTGCTATTATAATAAATCTACCAAAACAGGGATTTTATACTTTGCTTCAAAAATTGAAACCCAAGATTCTGCACAGAATAATTTTACCGGATATTACGATGTGACAACAGTCCTTAAAAATATGGGTATTAGCTTTAATAAAGTATTGGAAAGCAATTATACTCCATACGATTCCACAGGTGTAGTTCGAGCAAAGTTGATAGGCTATGGAACAACATTGTTATATAGCTCTGCAAGTCAACATTATTCCTTTGCAAGATACTATACGAAAGATGGTAATAAAGGAGTATGGGCTACAAGCGAATTCCAAAAGGGTGATTATATTATAGGCTCGCTTATATTTAGCTAAGCTTCGAATACTTCCGTTAGTAATTGCACCGTCGTATTTAATATTATTGCTGTTTAGCCGCGGAATGAGAATAAGACGCAAGGTATTGACAAAAATTACAGAAGAAGATGTAAGGCATTTTTATTGAACATGACAAACTGCAAGAAGCAATTTGCAAGGTTGGCAGTGCCGCATAACATTAACAATATAATATTCGCAATCAAGCACCTTAGTGGAAACACTGGGGCGCTTTTTTGATACACATTTTTCTAGGTTTAGGAGGTAATTTATGAGTAAATTATTCGGAATTGACACATCAAGATGGCAGGGAGATTTTGATTTTCAGAGAGCAAAAGATAATGAGGGTGTAGATTTTGCAATCATCAAAGCAGGCGGAGCTGATGATGGTTTTTATAAGGACAGGGAATTTGAAAACAGCTACAGTAAACTGGAGAATGCAGGAATCCACAAGGGAGCTTATTTCTTCGGTAACGCATTAAGCAATGACGAAGCTGTAAATGAAGCCAGATACTTTGCACAGCTCTTAGCAGGCAAATCATTCTGCTATCCAGTATTCTATGATGTTGAAGCAGGCATGGTTACTGGCAATGACCTTACGGACATTATTATGGCATTCCTTGATGAAATGAGAAACGCAGGATATAAGAATGTGGGCTTATACTCATATGAGAACTGCATTAACAATTATGTAGACATTTCAAGAGTAAAAGAAGCTGGTTATGCCGTTTGGGTAGCAAAGTATTCAGATACAGAACCTAGCATTGCTGTTGATTATGATATATGGCAGTTTGGCGGCGGTGTTAATTATCTTAGAGACACACAGATTAACGGACAGACAGTAGACCAGAATTACTGCTACACTGATTATTGCACAGACCATGTAGTTGAAGACATCACAGTGCCGGATTATCAGCCAGTACCAGACACTAAGTACCATAAGGGCGACACAGTTAAGGTACTCAACGCCGTTCAGTATGATAACGGCGAGCCATTTAGCACTTACTATGATAAGTACAGTGTTTTATCAGCTAGTGGCAGAAGAGTTGTTATCGGTGTTGACGGCGTAACTACTGCTGCTATTGATGAGGATAACATCAGCCTTATTAAGTGCATTTATGACAATGGCAATGATATCAACACAGATACAGTAAGCCGTGGTGACGGCAAGAAAGTCAGAGTGCTTGATAACATTGATTATGACGGCGCGAGATTCGTAACATATTATGATGAATATGATGTAATCGAAGAGGACGGAGACAGAATTGTTATAGGTATCGGTACAACAATCACAGCCGCTGTCAATATTGTTAATCTTGAATTTGTCGGCGGTGCAAGTTCTGATGATACACCTACAGATATCCCATTCAGTGAAGACATTGAAGAGGGTAGCACAGTAAGATTTGTCGGAAACACGGATTATGACGGCACAGCTATTAAAGCTTGGTTTGATGAATACACAGTATCAGAAAAAAGCGGAGACAGAGTTGTCCTTGTGCATGACGGAGAATTATTTGCGGCGGTCAATGTAGCTGATTGTGAATTAGTCTAACCTTAACAAAAATACCGGGAGTGCAATGCTCCCGGTAATATCTTAATGAATAAGCACATAACAAGCATAATGCTTACAATTCTCTTTTTCATAGGCAAATCCCCTTTAAATTTAATTTTACTAATCATATCACAATACACATAATTTGTCGAATACTGTCGAAACTTGCGATATCTTTAAGTTGATTTTTACATTATCAGTATTTATAATAATAATTGTCCGAGAGAGTTCGGACGAAATCTTCAAGTTTTGGCTAGGTGGCACTGTTTGATTGGCGTTGGCAGTGTCACCGCTGAAAACTGTTAATCTACTGGGGGTAGGTTGACATGTAAGAACAGATGTTCTATAATAACACCATCGCTACCAGTGTTATATCGTGCAATAAGGGGGATATATGGAGAATGAAGAATATAGGCAGAAGATAATCGAATTAATCAATAATTGCAATAATAATCATTGGCTAAAAACAATATACAGCTACGTTAAAACACTTTTAAAGTAAAAGAAAAAGACCGGTTTTATTCCGGTCTTTTTCTGTACTTACTGTTATTGTTGATAAAAGAAACAAAAAGGCAATACAGATTATTGTGATATAGCCAATGCTCTAAATCTCGATATGATATCTCTATTGCCATTTATGAAAACTCTTTCAAGCAAAGGATATATTACACAAACCTTGGAAAATGTAACAGTTATAAAACTAGGTTTGCTTGCTTGTAAAAAGTAATCTACATTCAGATATTAGTAACGCACTGCAATGCAAACTTTTCTCTGAATGGTTATTATATTACTACTTCTCATTTATCAAGTCAATCAGTTTTTCCAAGCTTTCCCAATCTTCTTTATTCAGCTTAGACAACGCAGATACAAGCCTGTGCTTAAAAGTATCTTCGCCGCCCGCCTGAATATCAGCTAACATTTCAGCAATCTGTTCATCTTTAGATTTCTCTATAAACATTTCTCCCTTGCCAGTTCGCAGCCATTCTTCATTAACAGAAAATTCACTACACATCAGCTTTATTGTCTGTTCTGACGGATAATTTTCTCCGCTTTCCATTTTGCAAACAGCAGAACGGGATATAGATAGTTTTTGAGCAAAATCAGTTTGACTTATGTTTAGGCTATTTCTGATTCTTTTAATTCTCTCATTCATAAGTAGCTCCTCCTTTCTTGAAAAGTATAATAACATAAAATGTACATTAAGTCAACAAAAAGTGTTGACATTGTATATTAAATGTGCTAGTATGTGTACATCAGATGAACAGAAAGGAGATGAAAAAATGAAGAAACCGTCTGTTTCAGATGTTGCATTAGTGCTATCAATATTTGTTTTACTGTTTCAGATTTTTTGTCATTTTATTTTACCAAAGCTTTGACAAAATCAATTATTTCTGAATGATGTACAGCAAATTCCATTAAAGCACAGATGATAGAAACAATCACAGAAATCCAGCCTTTAACGTCAGCTTTACTTGATGTTTTTAACGCAACATCAGCTTGTGTTTTAGAACTTTCAGCAATTTCCTTTGCTGAATCGGCTTGGGATTTAGCAGATTGAGCCATATTGTGAAGTTCCTCGCTTGTCTTTTCAAGATAAGCAGACTGACTTTCTAAAAGCTCAATCGGAGATTTACCTTTTTCATATGTAGGTATTTCAATATTAGGTTTTGGCGGTTGTGGAAATAAGTTGTCCATATTTGGATATACAGGTTCGTATCGCATAAAAATCTCCTTAGTTTTTTAAGGAATTATATCACAGAAAGGAAGTGAATTAAATGAGCGAAAAGGAAAAGGAAGTAGTTGAGAAGTTAAAAGAAGCGATTCCTAAGATGTCAGATTTTGACAAGGGTTATATTCTTGGCAAAGTCGAGAATATGGCAGAAAAAAGTGATAAGGAATGTAACAACGATAGAAAGGAGTAAGAATGAGAAAACCATATGTAATCAACAGTGATGGCGAGTTCAAAACATTACAGGATTGCGTAGAGCAGATAGCATTGGGTATCGCTGATGATGTGAAAAATGGTGAAAAAACCGAGAAAATACAGGGCGAATGTAAAATCCTCGATTCTCTCACCAATGCTTTGATGGCAATTAAATCTTAATAGCCATTACGAAAAGGATTACTGATTGCTGTAACTTTAGCAGGCTGTGATTTGATAGTGCTTATAAATTCATCATAGTATTTGTGGTACTCTTCTTTGAATTTAGGCACATCACCTTGATAACCACATATTTTAGCCAGAGCATAAAGTTCAGCGAGTTTTGAGTTATCCATTAAATTTATCACCTCTTTTCTATTAGGATAAGAGGATTATAACACAAACGGATTAGAATTTTTGATATTGATGCAATAGAAAGGTGATGGTAGCGGTAAATAGTTGCAAACTTTTATTCAAACATCATTAGTTCTTTTTGACAGGGATAGCGTCCTGTTCGTATCAAGTGTGAATTACCTACCGATTGGCAGTTTTGTCTTTAGCATATTTATTTAATTCTATTGATATAGAAATAAGAGCGTACAGGTTGCAGAAGTCTACGCCACAGAAGTATGAGCCAACCACTGATATACACAATGCTATGACAGTATCCATACAATCTCCTTTCGGAAAGTGTCTACCATCACTTCTCTATTGTATCAATAAATATAAAGTTCTACAAGTTACAGCAGATAGGAATGAGCAGAATCGCTCAAATGCACCTTAAAAGGAATATATCACACATTATTTAGAAAGGAATGTTTATGGAGTTACAGATTTTTAGCAATTCAGAGTTTGGAGAAATCCGAACCATTACTAAAGATGATGAACCTATGTTTTGCTTGGCTGATGTATGCAAGGCATTGGAACTTGAACAGGTAAGCAGAGTTAAGGCAAGGCTTAAAACAGATGGGGTTACTACAAGTAAGGTCACCGACAGATTAGGCAGAGAACAGGAAGCCACATTTATTAATGAAAGCAACCTTTACAAGACAATCTTTCAGAGCAGGAAAGAAAGTGCGGAAAGATTTACTGACTGGGTAACATCAGAAGTCCTTCCGTCAATCAGAAAAACAGGAAGTTACAGTAAGCCTTTGACAACATCTGAACAGATTAGATTATTGGCACAGGGCAACACAGAACTCACAGAGAGAGTTGATAAGGTTGAAGATAAGATAATCAGTATCGAAGAAGAAACTCCGCTTTACGGCTGTGAGATTGAAGAAGTGCAGAAACATGTTAGAAAGAAAGGAATTGAAGTACTTGGCGGAAAGGACAGCAATGCGTACAAAGACGGTGGTATTCGCGGTTCGGTATATTCTGATATATACAAGCAGTTAAAACGCGAATTCGGGTGCGTGGCGACATACAAGAGTATTAAAAGAAAATACTTGGCTGATGTACACGAATTCATCGACACCTATTTGTTGCCAATAGCACTTGCCGAGGTGGTACATGATACAAACATGTAGGAGAAGATATGAAAGAAAAGATAATTAACATATCCGCAACACTGGCAGGAATCAGCCTTATAGCATTGATTCTAAGACCAGTACAACCGCAAGCTAAGATTAATCAGCAGAGTGCAGTGTTAAGTGAATACTACAACTCACATGTTGATTATAAGGTTGAAACTGGAGAGATAAGTGTTGATGAATATGAGTTGTCACTTATGGCACATTTACTGATGGGTGAATGCGGAGCGACATGCAACGATGATGAAATGCTATATCTTGCAGGAGCTGTTGTTTTGAATCGGGTACAAAGTGAGTATTTCCCTAACAGCATTGAAGAAGTTATCTATCAGCCAGGGCAATATCAATGCACAGAACTTATAAACAGTGGATTCTATAAAGAACCAACAGAAAGGTGTTGGAGAATAGCAGAAGAATTATTAATAAGCGGATATGACATACCTAGCAATGTGTTGTATCAAGCTGAATTTAAACAAGGTAGCGGCGTTTATAAGAAAGTGCAGAACATGTACTTTTGCTACAAGTAAGGAGTGTTTATGGAAGCAAGGATAAGAGAAGAAATGCTCAACTTGGGTATTCTATCCAATAAAAGAGGTTACATCTACATAATCGAAGCTGTTAAACGGTTCAATTCTTCTATAACAATGGAAGAAATTTACAATAACATTGCTAGTACAGTAGGCAAGTCAAGATGTGCTGTTGAAAGGTCAATTAGAACAGCAATTAAATCAGCTAACCATGATTTATCAACATGGAAGAATTATGACTGCCTCACAACAAGAGGGGTTATAACAACGATGTATTACAGATGTAAGGAGAATGCCAATGAGTAACATAAAAAGAATTATTAAGCTGAACAGAAACAGACAGAGAGCTATAAGGGAAAAGGATTTCAGAAAGTTCTATACTTTCAGCTGCAAAATCCATCTGATTGAAAGAATGGATAAAGTACCAATAGGAAGTTACATATTAAAGTAAGGAGAGAAAGAAATGGAAAATGCAATTAATAACAACAATATCACATTAATAGGAGTAGTCGAGAAAGAAGCCGAATACTCACATGAAGTATTCGGCGAGGGATACTACATATTTATGATTAAGTGTTTAAGAACAAGCGGCAATGAAGATGTGTTACCAGTGATGATATCAGATAGACTTACTGATATTAGAGAAATCAAAGTAGGACAGGCTGTCACGGTTTTAGGGCAGATAAGAAGCTTCAATAAGCATACTGACAATATGAAGAGCAAGCTGATTCTAACGGTTTTTGCAAGAGAATTTGAAGTGCTGACACAGGATTCAGAAGAATTACCATTTGAAGATAATACCAATATGGTTACACTTGACGCTTATATCTGTAAGCCGCCTATATACAGATGTACTCCAAAGGGCAGAGAGATTGCAGATATCTTAGTAGCAGTAAACAGACCATATGGCAAATCAGATTACATACCATGTATAGCATGGGGAAGAAATGCAAGATTTGTAGGCGGACTTGAAACTGGGGAGCATATCCAGATTCAGGGTAGATTCCAGAGCAGGGAATACGCTAAGAAGATAAGCGACAATGAAGTTGAAACAAGAACCGCTTATGAAGTATCGGTAAGCAAGATTGATTATGCAGAGGAGGGCGAAGCTGATGTGTAGTGATATTACAGTTAGAGAGTTAGCGGGTATGGCTCTTGATGAAGATATGATGTGTCAGATATGGTCAGCGTTGCGTGGAACAGTTTTTAACGGTTCGTTTGAAGAAGCTAAGAGTTCAGAGTATGCAGACATAATAGTTGATAACTTCCAGATTGAAGATGGTGTATTTGTTATGAATATATAAATAAGGAAAGGGTATTGTTTATGAAAACATTTTTAAAAAAAGCGGTTTTAGAAAACTTTATGTGCTATGCACACGCAGAGTTTGATTTCTATGCCATTACTAAGATTGTGGCTAAGAATGGTGTAGGTAAGTCAACTATTGCCACAGCGCATCTGTGGTGCTTGTTTAACTGTGATTATGAGTTAAAGGATAATCCGGTTGTCAGAAGAGAAGTTGACGGAGTATCAGTTGATGATATGGATGTATCAGTTGAACTTACACTTGATGTTGACGGAAAAGAAATCACTATGAAGAAAGTGCAGGTCCGTACCTATAACAAAGATAAGACAGGCTATAAGGATGATAACTCATATTACATTAATGATGTGAGAAAGAATCTTAAGGACTTCAACGCATATCTTGATGTTGATATGAATGTATTTAAGATGTGCAGTAATGTCAACGCATTTCTTAATCAGAAGCCTGCTGAAATGAGAGAATACTTATTTAGCCTTGTCGAGAATGTGACAGACCTTGATATAGCACATTCTAAGGCTGAATTAGCGGAGTTAGTACCGCTGTTAGAGAAATACACAACGGAAGAACTAACTGCTATGAACAAGGCTACAAAGACTAAAATTACTAAAGATTTACCTATTCTTGATGGACAGATTAAGGAAAAAGAAAGAGATATTCAGATTAAGCAGGGCATTAATACATCTGACCTTGAATTGCAGAAGAACAGCATTAAAGAACAGATTGCTGATTGCGTGGCAAAACAGACCGATAATGACAAGCTGTTAGCTGAATATGACAAGGCTAGTGCCGATATCCTTGACTTGAAGTTTAAGCAGGGAGATTTATCACGCAAGGCTAACGAGGAGAATATCAAGGCTAGGAGAGTGATTGAGGACAAGATTGCCGACAAGAAGTTTCTTGTTAAACAGACAGAAAAGACTATTGTCGATACCGAAAGCTGTATTGCCAGTTCAGAAAAGACCATTGAGAGCATTAAGGCTTACTTACAGACAGAGCGTGATAAGTGGAAAGAAGAAAATGAGCGTAAGTTTGATGATTCAAGCCTTATCTGCCCTTATTGCGGTAATGAATATAAGGAAGATAAGAAAGAGCAGTTAAAAGCTGATTTTGCAAAGCATAAGGCTGATAACTTAGAAGCCATTACCGATAATGGCAATATGTACAAGGAAAGACTTGATAAGGAAAAATCTACGCTTGAAAGCCTTAAAGCAGAGTTGCCGCATCACAAGGAAAGCCTTGAAATGCTGAATACAGCCATTGCAGACCTTGAAAAGCAGTTATCCGAACTTCCACAGGAAATTGACGTGACAGCCACAGAAGAGTACAAGGCACTTGAACAGCAGATTGCCGAAAAAGAACAGGCTATGCACAAGGCTAACGATATTTCAACAGTCAAGGCTGAATTAAAGGCACAGGAAACAGCTTTAAGGCAGCAGTTGTCAGAGTGCGAGCGAAAGATAGCTGAAAGCAACACAGAGAAAGACGAACAGCGGCTTGAAGAATTGAGGGCAGAACAGCGTACACAGGAACAGAATAAGACTAATGCTGAAAAAATCCTTGATTTACTTGATGAACTGGATAAGGCAAAGAATGAAACATTGTCTGACAGTATCAACAGCCACTTCTCACTTGTTAAGTGGAAGCTGTTTGAACTGAACAAATCTGGCGGTTACAAGTCAGTTTGCATACCTACAGTTAACGGAAAGTCAATTCTTACAACTATGAGCAATAAGGGCAACAGGATTTTAGGCAGAGTTGATATTTGCAACTCAATTCAGAAGATTAGCGGTATGTCAGTGCCTATATTTTGTGATGATGTAGAGAGCCTTGACAGCACTAATCAGAAGAAAGTTGCTGATATGGTTGATAGCCAGTTGATTATGCTGATTGTTAATGATAGCGAGAAATTAGAGATTGTGGAGGGATAATATGCAGGGCGGAGACACATATGTACTTACAGTAAGCGATGAAGAAGCAGAAGTTATCAAACAGTTTGTATCAGCAATGGAGAAAGTTACTATTGGCGTAGATAATGATGATATTTGGGATATTATGGAAACCATCGCAAACAAACGGACTTCTGGTAGCGTAACAGGCATAATGATTATGTATGAAGAAAGCGAGGAATAATATGAAACTTTATTTTTATAAAACAAATGCCGTCTCTGGCATTACAGTAGAGGTTTGCGATGCAATAGAAAAGCCTAAGACTTATTGCAAGGAGATTGGCGTTTTCCCGACTTATCTTAACAGAGTAAGAAAGGATGATATAGGCAAGCTCAAGGATTGGTGCGTGGTGCTTACAGAACCTAACTTTGAGTATGCTAAGAGTAAGTTTAAGGAAAAAGCAGAACAAAGTGTTGAATATGCAAAGAAAGACCTTGAAACTAGAGAGAGTTTCTTAAAAGCAATCATTGAAAGTGAGGAATAATTATGGCATATAAAGCATTTAATCCAGATTTTACTTGCAAAGGTAAGCAGTACGAAGAGAACACAACATATGAAGAAAACGGAAATGAGATATGCGAAGCTGGTGTGATGCATTATTGTGAAAATCCATTTGATGTACTGGACTATTACCCTCTTGTAAACGAGAATGGCGAGATTTCAGAATTTGCAGAAGTTGAACCGCTGGGAAAAGTTTTTAAAAGAGGAAACAAAAGTGCAACTAATAAACTTCACATTAAAGCCAAGTTGGGCTTAAAAGGTTTTATTAAGGCTTGTATAGATTTTACCCTGGAGAAAACGAAGATTGAGGAAATTGAAGATGACATAGAAAATGACAATAATTCCGCACAGATAGGTTCAAGTGGAGATTACGCAAAGATAGGTTCAAGTGGATATTCCGCACAGATAGGTTCAAGTGGATATTCCGCACAGATAGGTTCAAGTGGAGATTACGCAAAGATAGGTTCAAGTGGAGATTACGCAAAGATAGGTTCAAGTGGAGATTACGCA